ACGAGTACTTGGATGCAGGCCGGTTGGTTGTCACCAACTGCTTCTTTAGGCGGAAATATGACAAAAACTGTACCGGATTGGCCAATCCGTTACTTTCTCATAGTGGCCACTACAACTCCCGAATACTTCTTAGGCCCACATGGGCGTCCATTGTTGAATTTCGGCCGTTCCCGGGGCGTTTACGCTCCTTCTGTTCAGTCCACTACGGCCGACGACGGCTCCTCACCGATACTCGCGGACATACCTATCCGCGGTCCAAGTTTTGAGGAGGCTGATCGTCTTGTTCAGACCCTTGCCGAGGGCACTCATCATGCCAACGACCCTTTGCCGCGTGTGCTACAGAACAGCACAGCGGCTTCTTTGGCTGCCAGCACACCCCAGGAATTGACGCTGGCTGAGTTTTCGTGGCTGCGGGATGTGGAGAGACATACTGTCCCTCTTGACCGCGCCATTCGAGTTGAGAGGAGATATGCTGTCCTCTCAGCTGCTGCCTCGTACAATCGACGAAGCACACGCGGGAAAGGTATTCAGCTACGCAACGGAGAAGTGGCTTTGGTTACTAGTTTGGACGAGTTCTGCTACGTCCAGGCCATGGAACCAGGCTTCCAATTCACTCCTGCGAATCGCTTGATGCTTTACCGCCAGGCTGTGTCCGAGGCACGCAATCGTGGTTACTGGGTACTTACCAAGTCGGGTATTGCCCGGTTCCCACCAGGCGGAGGATCATGGTATCTTGCCGATTTGGCTAGACGGGCAGCTGACGGGGACCTCTTCAGGGACCAAATTGAAGAGATGAATCGTCAGCAGGACCTTGACAACCATTTCGATGATTGGCGTTCATACCTTCGAGAACACAGGAATGTGGTCGACATAGGTGTGTTCGACCGGTTGGGGCTGCGCATACGCTGGAAGCTACACAAGGCTTTCGGCATCGCGTTGCCCCGACCACCACGCCAATAGGCAAGCGTGATTGTTCGTGAACTACATTGTTCTGGTGGTCCCACCAAGTTGTACACCGAGATGGCCTGCACGAAGCGAATTGGCAACAACATCGCTCGGCGGGCAATTCCTCCCGGTTTGCACTTGGATCAACTAGAGCTTAGGGGTTCACGTGGCAGTTACGCTTGCAACTCGCTCGTTCGCAAGAGGTTCGTTTACCATTGGCCACTACCAAATATTGGTTACGACGCTGCTTGGTTTATGCACCGTAGTTGTGCCTGCAACCATTACAACGCACTTTTCGGACGCGTGGGTCTTCCCGTTCCTAGGGCAATTTTTACTAGGGATGAAGTTGCTCCAGCATTGGATGAGCTAGTTGGCCAGCTTGGCCGTTGCTGGAATGTACCTTACCGCGATATTGTCGCACAATATAGCGGTAGGAAGCGCCTCAGGTATTTAGGGGCGGAGGCGGAGTTGTTGAGAAGAGGTGATGAGTTGAGGGAAGAGGATGCACGCGTCAATATGTTTATCAAGCAGGAGGCGATTGGCTTCAAAGCCACCAAGCCTGAGCCAGACTGCCGCGCCATCCAATTCCGGAGCTTTGAGTACACACTATACCTCGCGTCGCGTATACGCATGTGCGAAAAGAGATTGTTTAAACTGGCTGATGTGCCTGGTATGGGTCCAGGTCCATTATTCGCTAAGGGGATGACTGACCAGGAATGTGCCTCGGCTTTACGTTCGAAGTACGATACTCTTGGAGGCCGTGGAGTCAAAATTTACGGCTTCGACATTTCCCGCTGCGATGCCCACATCTCTGTTCCGCTATTGCGTTTGGAACAGGAGGTCTACCTCAGGGCTAACCCCGATGAGGGGTTGGCAAACGCGTTGCGCATGCAGCTGAAGAATCGGGGAAGGTTCGGTTGTTACACTGATGCTGGGTATTACTCCAGCAGGTACACGGTAACCGGAGAACGCATGTCAGGAGATTCAAATACCTCAAGTGGCACTTGTATCATCATTGCTGTCATTTTGGCCACTTTTGGTGTGCGTTACTACCCGAACAACTTCGGCTTCTTGTGCAATGGGGATGATAGCTCATTCATGTTCAAGGGTGAGTGGTTGGACGAAAGTGCAATTGATTCGTTCTTCCGCAGCTTTGGCCTTACGGTCAAGGTTGAACTCAAAACTGAACTGTTTGAGGACATTGAGTTTTGTCAGAGCAAACCAGTGTTCTTGCACAGTGGATGGTCTATGGTACGCAACCCCGAGCGCGTTGCTACACGTCTTGGCATCACAAACAAGTCCATGAGCTTAGGACAAAGAGCTCGATATGTCAGGACGGCAGCACTGGGAGAACTTAGCCGCTTGCGCGGATGTCCTGTTCTTCAACCGTTTTTGTTACGGGTCATACGCGACTGCGAAGAAACAATGAAGTGTACTGGCACGAAGAAAAAGCTCGATCTACGCGCAGTCAATGAGTCTTATAGGCTCACCAGTTACCTTCCTGGTGACTGGATGCGCGGTGGGATAGATCCAATCACACCTCAAGCTCGACAGGGATATGAGCTTAGTTGGGGCGTGCCTCCCCACATCCAACTCCAAATCGAACACAGCCTTTTGCGAGGCTGCTCGCCGACGGGCGAGCGCTGCGGGAGGTCCATAACATCACTGTTTCCGGACTATTGGACCTTCGACTGGGATCGCAGCGAGATTTACAATGCGTCGTTATAGGGGTTACAACCGAGACGATCGGTGCGAAAGCCAAGAGACTGCACGGCCCCATTCCCATAACGATGAACAGTCCCTCTAGAAGCGAGGCGTGCATGACAGCTTCTAGGAAACAAAAACAACGCAAAGTCGCCGCGCCTGCTAAGCGCCGCGCTCGCAAGTCCGCGAAAACCATGACTATGGTAGCACAACCCTCGGCTAATTCGGCCATGGTTCCGACCTCACAATTCACCATGACACAGCAAGGAGGAGTGGTCCGCATTCGTGGCCATGAATTCTTGACCAATGCTGTTAAACGCACGTTGGACTTTCTTGCGGCAGTTTACGACATGAACCCGGCTACTTGGAACGGCAGTCGGCTAGTAAACATCGCTCGATCGTACGAGGTTTATCGCTACAATCGGGTCACACTTCGGTATGTTCCCACAGTGGCGACGTCCACGGCTGGTTCAGTCGGGTTTGGGTTCGAGACTGACCCCAATGAGCCACTTCCGGCAACAGGCAATTTCTACCAACGCACTCTTACTAATGCTTATAGCACCCTCGGGCCAGTTTGGTCCGGCGGCGTTACGAGCTACAATCGCCCACGCGAAGAGACACGATGGTGGTATTGCAGCATGGAAGATTCAGAGCGTCGCCAGACGAGCCAGCTCACAGCTTTCGCGGTTACCAATTCGCCCGCGAGCGAGATTGGCTTTCTGGTTGCTGAGTATGATATCGAGTTTATGTACCCAGAACTTGAGAATTTGATCCAAACGGAGAACTTTGACAACACTATTACGGTTTCTGCGTCACCGGCCCTGTCCGTTCTTGACCCGATTACCGTTACGTTTGACAATTCACAGGATCTCCGTCTTGTTGAAACTATTTTCTCAGGATCGGGTGCGTTTGTTGGGCAACTTCGTCAGGGCGGAGCCGACTTCAATTTGACCCCAGGTCAGACTCTGTTCTGGGCTTTTGTGGACGGCGTCGCTTGGCGTGCTTTCCGAACTTTGGAGGGTGCGCGCATTGGAGCGAACCCCATTTTAACTCGTGTCCCTCAAGCAGTCGGCTGGCTTAACGCTCTTTTCAAATGCAGGGCTATTTCTCGTTCATTCAGCGCGTATTAAGCACGCCACTTTCGCCGGTATGGAGCTCTCTTGCATGTGTGAACTCCAGCCGTAAAGATCACATGAGCGCTACAGCAGCGTGGGTTTCACAACCCGATCTACTTTCCACCATCCTTAACCAGGAGCGCCTTAGGTGGGACTTTCGTCGAAGCGGTCGGATTCCGATAAGACGATAGCGAGTGGTAGACAAATGTGGCGGTGGGACTTGATCCGAAG